TATGAGTCGCGGACTTGACATAGAAGCAGTGGCAGCGCAATCCACATTTCAAACCGTGGATGACCTTGCTGCCTATATTGCCGTGAATACGGATACTCCTGTGAAGAAAATGGCGAAGGTTACGGGTTTGCCTGCTCAGGAGTTGACTCGCCTCATGTCGAATAAGGGTTTCCGGGAGAAACTTACGGAGTTTCTTACTTATAGTGAGTTGACTCCGGAGCGTGAACGCCGGATTTTGAGGAGGATGCTTGATGTGGCGTCGGACAAGAACACGGAATTCCGCGATTTTCGTGACGCGGCGACGTGGGTTTACCGCCAAGGTGGGATGCTCAGGTCGGAAAAAAGCAATGTGGACGTTACTGGAGCCGTCCGCGTGGCTTTTACGTTGGATGCTGCCGCATCGGACGAAACACAAATTCTGGATTCATACGTTGCCCCTGACCCGTTCGCGGGGGTTGTCGGTTTACCTGGGTCCACTGCCGAGGAGGAAACCGACATGGTCGATGTCACTGTTGGTTATGCAGGAGTCGAGGCGGATACGGAGAAGTATTCGCGTGAAACGGATTGGGTGGATACCGAATGAAGAATTACGCGCATTTGTGGGAGGAAATGGAGGAGACAGAAACGTCATTCCGAGGTACACGAACGCAAGAGAGGCAGTCAGCACCATCTTTGAAGATTTCCTACAAGGGCGAACCCGGCAAATTAAGTCCTGATGATGATGTTGTGGCTGCTAAAACATGGCCGGATGGCAGTGTCACGTACCTTTTGAGGGGCGGAAACATTATTTATGAAGAACGTCAGTGAAACTTTTACTCTTCCTAGGGGTTTAGAGAAGAAGTACATGACGTTTTTGGATGATGAGCGGTACACGGAGATGGCTTGGGTGGGTGGTTTTGGTACTGCAAAGTCAGATGCGTTGATTACCAGCATTATTAAAACGGCTTTTGATTACCCGGGCGCCACAATGGTGCTCGCGCGTGATGAACTCGTGAACCTGAAACGCACTACGCTCGTGGACTTGTTGTCTAAGGGCGGGACACTGATGGAGCACCACAATAAGACGGAGAGCGTAATTACTTTTCCGGCTATTCCGGACCATAACGGTGTCCCCCGGAAGTCGCAGCTCTACATGTTCGGCCTTATGACCGGGGACTACGTGCAGAAACTCAAGTCGCTTCAGCCCTTCAGG